CTCCGCCGCCGCCAGGGCCGCCGCCTGGGCCGCCAGGGGCGCCGAGAAACAATGGCAAACGCAGCATTTACTAAAACTGTTGGGAGAGGAAGTCCATAGCATGGAAACTGACATGAAGAAAACTTTCATCGTAGAGACCGAGACTGTTGTGACGCGTCGCTATCGCGTTGTGACACGCGACAATCCCTGGGGCGTATGCCTTATCCAGGGCGATGCTATTGGAATGGAATATGGCGAAGAGAAGCCCGTAACCGTAACCAGGATCAAGGAGGACTGAGCATGGAAACTACAACGAAGGTACACCAGTACAAGACCATTTACGCTTGGCGACACGCTGCCAACGTCAAGGCCACGAACCGTCGCCTCCGCAAGCAGTCCAAGGGCCAGCGGCCACGGTATATGCGGATCGGCGGGCGGTGGACGCGGACGACACGGGCCAGGTGTAGCCATAGTTGGAGGCACTAATGGAGCATACACCAGGGCCGTATACGCACGAACGCCACGAATATACATCCGCCATATTGAAACCGTCCACCGATGAGGACAGTGGCTATCTTAGTAGATTGCTCGCCATCGTTTATGGCGACAACCATGGGTCCGACGCCAGACTATTCAAGGCGGCGCCCGACCTGTTGGCGGCATGTGAGACGGCAGTAACTCTATTCGAAATGGATAACGAAACCAACGAGCCAGGTACATCGGCGTGGGCCTGGCTACAGGTGGCTAGAGACGCAATCGCCAAGGCGAGAGGAGGTGAATAGCATGGCGGGACAGCTAGCGCTAGTGTTTGTGCTGGCAGTAGTATGTGAGTCGTTCTACACGAGCTACGCGTACTACGTAAGCCGCGTGGACTTGGTACGCGCGCCCCTAGCATCGGGCGGCATAGCAGTGCTTAAGGCAATATTAGTGATTCAATATGTGCGCGAACCAGCCATGATAGCAGCGCTTGCGCTGGGGCAGGTCGTCGGCACCTATCTGACGTTACGATTCATCAAGCGAGGCGAGTAAATGAGACATAGCAGAAGGGAGGTGAATAGCATGGCAGGTCCGAAACCCAAGCCGGCACCACAGCCGGCAAGCGAGAAGCCGACGCCGATCTGGGTACACGGAAAGGGGCAACGGTAATGCAACAGGCGCGGTCTGAGAGGGCCGCGCCAACTAGGAGAGAGGGGAACGATGGACTACGCAGAGTTTCTATCATCGAAGACAGACCACGGCGTCAAGCACGGATTCGAGCCTACCTTCATGCCGGACTTTCTATTCGACTTCCAAGAGGCGCTAGTAGATTGGGCCGTGCGCCTCGGACGCGCGGGCATATTCGCAGACTGTGGCATGGGCAAGACACCGATGCAGCTTGTGTGGGCCGAGAACGTGATACGCAAGACGAACAGGCCGGTACTCATTCTGGCGCCGCTAGCAGTTACAGGACAGACACTAGACGAAGCGGAGAAGTTCGGCATCGAGGCGCATCGGGCCGATATACGCACGAACCCGACGGCGGTACAGGTAACGAACTATGAGAAGCTACACTACTTCGACGCGGGGAACTACGCCGGGGTAGTGTGCGATGAAAGCTCAATCCTCAAGAACTTCGACGGCAAGCGGAAGTCAGCTATCACGGAGTTCATGCGACGGATACCCTACCGCCTGCTATGCACAGCGACGGCGGCTCCGAATGATTGGATTGAGTTGGGTACATCGAGCGAGGCGTTAGGATACCTGGGGCATACAGACATGCTGACGCGTTTCTTTACGAGCAGAAACAACACGGTAGCCCTACAGCGTGGGAGGTTTGCCCGCGACAAGTTCCGACTCAAAGGCCATGCAGAGGAACCGTTCTGGCGATGGGTTGCATCCTGGGCCAGGGCCGCACGTAAGCCCGGCGACCTCGGATTCGATGATGACGGGTTCATACTGCCACCGCTGGAAGAGACACACACGCTGGTCAAGGCGACTTCCCCGACGCCGGGTATGCTGTTCGACCTCCCGGCTATCGACTTCCGAGGGGAACGAGAGGCTACGCGGCGCACGATATGTGAGAGGTGTGAGGCCGTAGCAGAAAAGGTCCGACAGCACAAGATAAGCATGGTCTGATGCCATTTGAACGATGAATCCAAGTTGCTCAAGGAACTGATACCAGGCGCTATCGAAATATCAGGCTCCGACTCGGATGAGAAGAAAGAGGCCGCCGCTCATTGGTTTGTGCATGGCGGGGAACAGAGGCGCGTTCTTATCAGTAAGCCCCGTATCTTCGGGTTCGGGCTGAACTTCCAACACTGCGCCCACATGACCTACTTCCCGACGCATAGCTATGAGCAGTACTATCAGGCTACACGTAGGTTATGGCGATTCGGCCAGACCGAGCCGGTAACAGTAGACCTCGTTTACACTGACGGCGGAAGCCGGATGATGAAGAACCTAGCACGTAAGGCCAAGGGCGCTGACAGAATGTTCACAGACTTGGTACGGTACATGGATCAATCGTTGACAATCGAAGAAACATATGAGCAATCGAAAGGGGATATACCAGCATGGATGAGAACCAAGTGATCACGGATCGGTACGCAATCTATCAGGATGACTGTTGTGAGATTATGCCCAAGTTGCCAGACGGTTCGGTCCACTTCTCAATCTACTCGCCGCCGTTTGCGGGGCTATATCATTACAGTTCAAGTCCACGCGATTTGAGCAACAGCCGGAGCTTTGAAGAGTTCATGGAGCATTACAAGTTTGTGGTCGAAGAGATTCACAGACTGACCATGCCGGGACGTTCAACGGCGGTGCACTGCATGGATATTCCGAGTGGAAATACGGGCCATTCCGATGACCACCTTTACGACTTCCCCGGCGACATCATACGCCTTCACGCTGATCTAGGATTCAAGTACGTTGCACGGTATCACGTTTGGAAAGAGCCCTTGGCGGTTCGCAATCGAACTCTAGCCAAGAAGCTCGCTCACTGGACGGTAGTACACGATTCATCATTGTGTGGCGTTGCCAGCGCCGATTACCTGTTAATCTTCCGCAAGAACGGCGACAACCCAGAACCTATCGAGCACCCGCACGGCCTGACAGAGTACGCTAGTAAACGAGAGATACCGCGCGAACTGTTGAAGTTCAAGAACTGGCAGGGTAACCAGATTGAGAACCGGTATTCACACTGGATCTGGCGACAGTACGCAAGCGCATTCTGGGATGATATTCGACTCAGTAACGTGCTCCCCTACATCGAGTCACGGGACGAAGAAGATGAGCGCCACGTCCACCCGCTCCAGCTAGACGTGATAGACCGGGCGATAGTGTTGTGGTCGAACCCCGGAGATACCGTGCTGACTCCGTTCATGGGCGTCGGCTCCGAAGTCTATTCAGCGGTTCGGGCTGGCAGGCGCGGGATCGGAATCGAGCTAAAGCCGACCTACTTTCGACAGGCGCAGAAGAACCTTGATACGGTGGACGTGACGGTATCAGAACCGACACTATTCTAAGGGAGGACTAACATGAAGTGGAGACTGCTCGTAGTGGTAACGGTGCTCGTAGTGGCCGCCGTGCTCGTGGTGGTGCTCGCCGGGTGTGACGGCGCTGAGGCATTCAGGCTGCTGCAACAGGTGGGGCGATGAGACAGTGGACGCAGTGCCCGACGTGCAAGGGGCTGGGCAAGGTGAACGGCAAGCCGTGCCCGACGTGTGGCGGCAAGCTGGGCGTCGAGGTGACGGAGGACGAAACGCTGCGGGAGAGCAGGCCGGCTGACACGCGAGGGATGGTCGGGCCTCCCGGGGTGGAGACTTGACGCGGGGTGGGGAATGTGGTATAATTAGGACATGCAAGGAGTACCGGTAACCGTCCAGGAGGTTTTCTTGTTATGGCAAATACGCCCCAGACAGAGATACGCGGTAGGTGCTCCTTGCAGACATCGACCTCCGGCTCTGTCTGGGGCGTTTGCACGTTATGGGAGTAGATCATGGAACCTTGGTTGCTACGTTGAGTATTAAGATCATAGCACAGGTATGGGAATGTGAGTTCGAGAAGCTATACTACCAGATGGTATTACTTGCCTTGGCCGACCATGCCAACGACCTGGGAGAAAGCGTCTATCCAAGCGTGGCGCGGTTGGCCTGGAAGACGGGCTGCTCAGAGCGACATGTTCAACGAGCCATGACTTACCTACGTGACCAGGGGATTCTGATTAAGGTGGCAGAGCCTTGCTACCACCGGCCAACAGAGTATCGCATTGATATGTCTAGGGCTAGTCGTAAACCAGTCTTTGCACCACTAGGGGTGACGCCGATGACACCCCTAGATGAAACAGGGGTGACGCCGAGGTCGCAGAGGGGTGACGCCCGCGTCGCAACAGGGGTGACGCCGAGGTCACAAGAATCATCATTGAATCATCATAAACCGTCAGGGGCGCGGGAAGCTCCATCCCAGATTTACAAACGCATTACAGAACAAAGACCACGAAGAGCACATGCCGATGTAATGGATGCCGAAGTGACAGACAACGACCTTTGGTTCAAGTGCGTTTATCAGTGGATCCTGCGAGGCTACAATGAGCGTAACATCAAGGGGATGCTGGACTGGTACAGAAAGGGAGGGCCTCCAGGCGCTGGGCCAGAAGCACGAACCGAACAGGAGGCTAAGGCAGCCGCGGAAGAGGCTGCAGATCGTACGCGGCGGCAAGTGGCAGAATGGGAAGCCAAGAATCTAGGAGGCGAATAATGGAACGATCACAGGGCGTATACGTAGACAAGAACCCGCCGATAGAGTTTGCAGAAGCGCGGCGGGCCTGGAGGGACGTCATCAGGAGGCAGGGAGCTCCAATGCTAGAGATGAACCCCGCTGATTATGATACCATAGGCAAGCTACGCAAGCGACAGGGGCGCAACAACGTATGCCAGACGTGTGGCGGGGCGCAGTTCATCCGGTTTACCTGGCCGATAGAGCACCCCTACTTTGGGCGACCGGTCAAGTGCCCGGATTGTAACAGGTGACCAGGTCCACGCGGGCCAGGCTGACAGAACGTGAAGCGAGAGGAGGGATGATGCTAGTATTCGGGAGTCCAAAAGCCAACGCGATTCTCAAGAAGGATAGGGATCTTGATTGGGAAGTGACAGAGGCGGAACGATTGGCAGAGGAACCGGTCCAACGCTGGCTTGTCACCATCGAAATACTCCGAGAGGAACATCGCTACATCATGGCTCGAACGCCAGAGGATGCGATAGACATATGCGAACGAAAGCATGGCGGGAGGGCAGTTAGTGCTAGGCCAGCGAAGGAGGCATAATGCCAACACTACCAGGATTTGAGGATTTCGTTTCCGATGAGCCCCTCCCGCGCAGGATCGGGGCCATGTACGTGGTATACGGGCGGGGGCCAGAGGACAAGTATTGTGGCCAGTGCCAGCACTTCCTGCGCTTCCAGCGGGGCGGTTCCTGGTCAAAGTGCGAGCTAACACGGTACACGAGCGGCAAGGCGACGGACTGGCGGGCGCGGTGGCCCGCCTGCGGGAAGTTCGAGGGGGCAGAAGAGAAGCGCACGTTTTGGGTAGATTGAGGAGGCGAACGATGGAGATTGAAACGGGCAGCATGATACGATTCAAGGGATCAGGAAACGTCTACAAATTACAGGAGCCGAACGTCTATGATACTATAATCGCCGAACCGGTAGCCAAAGGAGTGAAGCTACTATTATCTGCGCCGCTCATCGAGGTCATGTTGAAAGCTGGCGTGATTGAGGAGGCGAACGATGGATGAGCGAGAGCGGATGCGAGAGGTGCTGGCGGAGATGCTAGGGTGGGAAGGATTCGGGAAGGATGGCCAGGAATCCGATGAGGTGCACTACTGGCGAGGTGTTACAGAAGATGGGACACCGTTCAAGGTATATGCGAAGGATTGGCGGCCAGATGAGAGGTGGGAGCATTGCGGGTGGGTCATCGAGGCGATGCGGGCGAAGGGGTGGTGCATGGATACGTCGTGCGTAGAGGATGGTTCGGTATATGTCTGTTTCTGGCAGATAGCAGCCACCGTCAATGGCGAGATCTATGCCAGTGTGGCGGGCGACACGTTCCCAGAAGCCGTCTCCCTGGCCGCCTGCCGTGCACTGGAGGCCTCTGATGCCTGACCAACATGATACGAGCATAGGCTGCGGCGCGATCATGCTTGGCATCATCATAGCGCTGGCAATGTGGGGATGGATTCTAGGAGTGGTGGGGAGGATGCGATGAGTAGACCAAGACACCCGAAGACCGACACGAATCAGGCCAGCATGGTCGCCATTCTGCGCAGCCTCGGATATGTCGTGTGGCTGACGGATTCCATAGGCGGCGACGTTCTGGATCTGGTTGTATTCAAGGACCGCCAGACCTGTGTGGTCGAGGTCAAGCGCCCTGGGCAGCGTGACGCGCTGACGCCGAATGAGAAGGCTAGCATCAAGGCGCTGAAGGACGTGGGCGTCAAGGCGATAGTGGCCGAGACGTGGAGAGACATAGTCGAGGCTTGGGAGGAGGAGCGATGAGCTACGCAACCCACCTCTGCGACTTCCGCTCCGAACCTAGCGATACCGAATGCTGGGAGGCGGCATGGAGCATGGGGCGGAGTTGCAAGAGATGTTACCGTGACTGCTACAGAAAGGGCTGGGATAAGGCACGGGTGACGGCTGATAACGCGGATTTGGTGCGACGGAAGAATGAGGAGGCGAACGATGGCTGAGAAGAAACGCACAGCAGCGGAGATACGGGCATACTGTGAGCGATTGCCCCGAATACTACAGGATGTACCCGCCCGCGTAAACGATGTGAAGTCCTATCGTTACGGGGCTTACGGGGCCTTTGCCGAGATGGCCTGCGTTGACCTGCCCCGCTTGCTGGACGTGGGCAGGGATTGCTGGACTGCGCTGGACTGGCTGTATCGAGCCGTTCTACATGGTCGCAAAATGACGGAGAGGGAGCAGTATGAGCTAGGCAGCTTCATAGCCGACACCGCATGGCTGGCGGAAATTTCATCGAAAGCGGCTGATTCGTTGGAATTGCCAACGAGAGGAAATGGCGATGAGTGAATCGGTAGATTACACGGACGGTGATTGGATTGGTACTACGCTAGGGTTTTTTATCAGTCTCTTGATAGACGCCGGAAACGATCCTGCTGTAATCTTCCGCGTGGCGAAGGATTCTGAAGTAGACGAGAGCGGCCAGTTCATACGGGATATCGAGGTGATGGTACTTCCGAATGGATACGTGGGCGCAGCGTTAAAAAAGATGGGCGTTGACAGAGTGCATAAGACGCTGGCCGCACTGATAGAAGCTGGTATTGTCAAGTAGTGGCCCGTATGGATCGGGAGGAGATGGCGATGAACTACACGGAATGGACACGAGAGCAGCTGATAGCACGACTTGAGCAAATGGGAGATGCGTACTGCCACCAAACTGACCAGGTAGAGGCGGACAATCATCTGATTGCAGATCAGCAGGAGCGCATCTTCAGTTTGAATGCACTGCTGGACGATCTGCAATCAGAGCTGAAGCGGTTGCGAAGGATCGAGGTGGCTTTTAATGGCGTGACTGATTTACCACTCCCAAAGCCCTGGCGTGTTCTGGCTACAATTCTCAGAGACGAAGGCTACAAACGGTGGGCTGAGTTGATAGATGATATAGCTAATGAGCTGGAGGGGGAACCGGAATGAGCGATGAGATTTTATGGGCATGCGAAGAAATGGTTGATGGAAAGAAGTGCTTGACAATGACATCAGAGCCGCGCGTATTTTGCCAAGAGTGTTCCGATGCACTTGATGCAGAGCTGGCGCGGCTACGGAGGCTTGAAGTGGCAGTGATGGTTAACCTATCACGAGAGAACGCAATAAGGTTTTGGCGGCGTCGCGCGGAGATGTTCGGCGACGATGCACTGGTGGAGATAGCTGACTCACTCATCGCTGATGCACTGGAGGCTACCCCGTGACCATCGCCGCAACCGTTGACGCCGAAGCCGCCGCCATTGTGCGGGCCGCCACGAAACCGCCACGGAAGAACGCTTTGCCCTGGTGGATGTCGCTCGATAACCTGCCTCCAAACGCTATCCACTGCGGTGCTCATGGCCCGTTCTGTGCCTATTGCCCGGAAGAGCCTCCATGCGTCAGGGCTGGTGTGACGACGCTAGACTGTGAGGACTGCACGCCAGAGAATCGTATAGAGTGGTGCGGGAAAGACGCTTGCCCATGCCGGACGCGGGTAGGGGGCCAGCGGCTCAACGAGTTCCGGAAGTGGAAGGCCAAGCACGACCGGGCCAATGGAATCACTGATCAGCGCAGAAGTATTTATGGCCGCCGACGCTGGGCGGCTGAGAAGAGCCTCATGCCACGGAATCGGGCTAAGGAGCACAACTATCGCCTGGGGCGAACGTGCTCTGAGTGTGGGAAGCCTATCACGGATCGGGGGAAGTCGGGCATGTGTCAGACGTGCACGCGCCAGAATCGCCCGTGGCGACTTGACACGGAGTAGGCTTTCTGTTATACTGTTACTGATAGATGCGTCGAGAGGCGGGATGCGGGCGAAAGCCCAACAGACGGGCGAGCATCGGCTTGCCGTAACAGTCGCAGCAACGGCGACGGCCTGTCATCAAGCCTGTCATCCCCAGGCGGCTTCATCGGCAGGA